TCACCCATTTTCCGCCCTTTGCGCTGGATCGGTGTCTAACCTTGGATCGGGGTTAGACATTTCCCAATCCGAAAGTTGCTTGATTGCACTGTCGGCAAGCCGCTCTTGATTGGCAGCGGCGGTGTATCGCGCCACCTCATCATCCTTGGAATGGCCGCTCACAGACTTCATGGTCTTGTTCGGCATCTCAAGCTCAGCCATGCGCCGCATCGTCGCCTTGCGGAGCCCGTGCGCGGTGCACCTGGGCAGGCCAGCCGCATCGCACTGTTCCCGGAACCAGCCGCCAAAGCCTTTGACTGAGAAGGGCTTGCCCCATTCCGTCACCAGGAAGCACATAGCATCGCTCGCCGGCATGGCGTCGATCGCCGCCGCGAGCTGGGGAGCAATCGCCAGTCTCAGCAGCTTGCCGGTCTTGCTCTGCCGAATGACGAACTTGCCGGCGCGGACGTGCTGGCGGCCCAAGTGGATCGCATCAACCTTGCGCTGATCGGTCCAAAGCATCAGCTCCATGGCGAGGCGCTGTTTCGTGCCCAGCGGCCAGTGCGCCCGGTAAGCGGCAATATCTTCCTCGGTCCAGGTGTAGAAGCCGGGCGAGCGGTCGCTAGGCGCAACCTTCACCGGCTCCGAATCGTCAACCGGGTTCGTAGCGATCCATTCCAGCTTGCGAGCGAACGCGAACAGCCGCCGCAATTCCTTCCGCAGCTTCCGCGCCGCCTCGTTGCCGCCGATCGTGCGCCCCCGCGCGTCAACGCTCTTGGCGCGCACCTTGGCAATGATCGCGTCGATATGCTCGAAGCTCACGCCCTTCACCGGGCGATCCTCGCGGCCCTCCGCGAACCGCTCCAGAATGCGGCGCACCTTGGTTTGCGTCGTCTCGGTCGGCCCCAGCCGCTCAGGCACAGCGAAATAGCGCCGTAGCAGGTCGCCAATGCTGCCGGGCACGGTGCGAGCCGCGTGCGCTTCCTCGATCCCCTCCGCGATAGCCTCAGGGCTGTTGAAGCGCCGATATTCCTCCCGGAAAGCCTCAGTGCCCAACGGAGCGGTGAAATACTTGGAAGGGTAGCCCTTGCGCCGGAAGCGCAGCCGCTCCTTGCCGTGGCGATCCTTGAACCGGGAGACGTATTCCGGGAGGAAGCGATTGGAGCGCAGGCGGTGGCGCGTCATGGCTGCAATTCCTCATCCCAAGGATTGCTATTCGCTGCCTTCCGGGGCGCGCCATCTGCGAACATGACGACGATCGCGCCGGCCGGATCAATGCGATAGCCGCTCGGCTTCAAGCCAGCCGCCACCGCAGCGCGAAGGGCGCGGGTGGCATCAGCCTGTTTGAACCGGGCAGCGCGCGTGCTCATAGGGCGGCCGCCACCGTCATCAGCTCCAGGCCCTCACGCCGGCCCAGCTCGCGAACCTCTTTGATGTTGTGCAGGCGATCGGCATAGGCCACGCGATCGAGCACGGTAATGCCCTCGATCCAGCGCAGCCGGAACAGCACGCGAATCTCCGCCATCATCTGAGCCGCCGCCAGGAACTCGCGCCCGCCTTGCTGCACAACCTGGGCAGAGACAGTCACCAGGGGAGCCCAGGTTTCAATGTCGCCGCCATAGAGCGGGTCTTGCGTGATGGTGGCGCGCTCGATCGTCACGCGCCGGTCAAGAGCGCCGGCCCTCATGTTGCGAGGCTCCGGTAGGGCTGCGTCAACCAGCGCACGCCATGGGGCATCGGGACAACGCTCGTGCCCACGTTCACGGCTTCCCGGTTCTCAAACCAGTCGGCAACCAGCATCAGCGCAGCCAGGCGCAGGCGCTCAGGCACGTCGCCCTCGCCGTCCCATGCGTCCGCTAGCTCGGTCACTCCCTCGTTGGCCGCCGCGATCAGCACGGCGAGCGTGCCGTCGTCGTCGGTGCCATCGACGCGCAGGAAGTCCTTTGCTTCCTCCAGAGAGACTAGATCAGCCATTGGCCGGTTCTCCCTGATTGTTCGGCTGGGCGTTACCGCCGTCAGCAGGGCGCGGGTTCCAGCCCTCGATCTGCCGCACCTCGTCGGTGTCGAGCACGCCGGTTTCCAGGGCGATCTTGTGCGCGTTCCACCGGGTTTCAGGATCTCCGCGAAGGAAGCCGGAAAGGTCTAGCTCCAGCTCATAGCCGCTGCCGGCCGTAAAGACGCTGCGAGCGAACTCCGCCTCGATCTTGCGAGCCCAGGGCGCGAGGCAGAACGTCGCGAACCACAAGCCCGCCTGGGCAGCGTTCGTGAACGTGTTGTTCTCGTATGCCTGCACGATCGGCGGGGGCACCTGAAACAGCCGGCAAATCTCGATCACGCCGAACTTGCGCGTTTCCAGCAGCTCGGCATCCTCAGGCGAGATTTGCGCGGCCTTCCACGTCAGCCCGCCGTCGAGGATCAGCGTAGAGCCCGCGTTAGCCGCGCCCGAATGACGATCAGCGAATTGCGAGCGGAGCCCATTGCGCTGTTCCATCGTCATCGTGCCGGGATGCTCGATCACGCCGGAAGGGCTGGCACCATTAGCAAGGAAGTTGCGCGCGTGCCGATTGGCAAGGTCAACGCCCTGCACCGTCTCAGCCGCGCGAGAGAGGCGCGAGCGGCCAATGCGGCCATCGTCGGTGCGGTCCCTCAGGTGCAGCACCTCGCCCTCCAGCAAGCGCCGGGTGCGGCCCTTGCCGTCGCCAATGTCATAGGCCAGCCGGCCGCTGGGCAGCTCCTGCACCGTCACCATGCCCCAGGGCACCCATGCGAAGCCGGCAAGCTGTCCGTTGCCACCGCGAATGATCTCCGCCAGGCCGTTGCCGGTCAGCAGCGCCGATGCAATCCAGTGCTCGAGGAAGTCGGGCCAGGTCTGTTGCGGATTGACGCCGCCTTTCACCAGCCGGCCCAGCGGGTGCGATGCAACCTCGATCCGGTTGCCGTTACCGTCGCGCCGGTAGATCAGCGCCGGCACATAGGCGAGCGCCGATGCAACCGCCGTGGTGCAGGCCAGCACCGTTGAAAGGTTCTCGGCCGCGCGAGCGGAGACGCCGGAGAAATAGCCGGTCGAATTGCCCAGCGCCTGCCAGGAAGGATCGAGCGGGCTGGCATCGCTCCGCCGCTCAAAGCCCATGAATGCCGCCATGCGGTCGATCACGCCCATTGCCGCGCCTCCGCCAGTGCGAGCGCCCGCGTGCGCCGTTGCGCGTCACTGCCGCGCTGGAGCGCCCTCAGGGCAATTTCAGTGTCGGGATAGGCAGGCCATGCGGAAACAACGCTGATCTCTTTCAGCGCGATCGAGCGCAGCGTGCGCGTGCGCCCATCCCAGCTTTCGCCGCCTTCCGGCACGTTGAAGCCAAAGGACATGCCCCCCAGGTCGCCGCGCTCGGCAAGTGCCAGCACGTCGCGGCCGGCTTGGGTTTCCGGCACGTCCAGAGAGAAGGCGAGGCCCCTGCTATCCTCGGTCAAGCGCAGCGTCCCGGAGCGCGTGCGCCCCAGCACCTTGCCCGCGTCATGGTCGAGAAGCGCGAGCACGTCGCCAGCGATAGCGGCCCGGAAGGCACCGGGAGCAATGCGCTCCCGGAATGCCCCAAGGTCCGCCTCGGTCCCGAAGGTAGCGGCATAGCCCTCGATCCGACGCCCCGCCGTGCGAAGCTCGGTAAAGGCACGCCGTTCGAGGGTTGCCGCCGCCATCAGTAGAGCGCCAGCATATTAGTGGCGGTCGTGTTCGTCGTGCGAACGTGCGTCACCCGCAGCGGGAGAATGCCCACCGGAGCCGCCTTGATAAGCACGTCTGTTTCATCGCCCACCAGCCGGCAGGCAATGTCACCGCTCACGCCGACATAGAGGCCGCGCGTTGCGCCGTCCGCCAGCGGATTGGTGTTGTGGGTCGTAACAGCCTTGGCGCTCCGCGCCGGGGCGCTCGCTGCGTTCACGAAATGGCTATAGGGATCGGACATGGCTCAGGCTCCCAGGATCACGCCAGAGGCTTTGGTGAAGGACGCGGGGCGGCGGACGCCGAAGTCCACCGTCGCCATGCTGCGAACCAGGATGTTGCCCTTGGAATAGGCCGTCTCCGCGAACGGATTCACCAGCACGTCGATTTGCGACCAAATGCCGATCAGGAAGTCGGCCCAATCGCCATAGACAAGCGCGTGCTCGTCATCGCCGCTGCCGAGGTCGCTGGGCGCCTGATTGGTGAACTGCACCGGCTCATTGTGGAACGTCTCGCCAAACGGGATCGGCCGGCCGTTCGCATCGCGCAGCTTCATGGCATCGCCCTTGATCCCGTTCGTCGCGAGGAAGCCGCGATTGGGGGAGACGTTCGCCAGGTCCGCCGCCGCGATCATGTTGGCCGTGGTGATGAACAGGTCCGTGTCGAACGCCACAGCGTCAATGTCGGGATCGTTCAGCAGGCCACGCGGCTCCGCTCCGGTGCCGCTGCCGTTGATCGCCGCGCGGTCGATCTCCAGGGCGATGTTGCGCGCCTGCATGTTCCGCAAAAGCTGCTCGATCGCCGGGCTCGATTGCTGGAGCATCTGCCGGCTGATCTCGCTGATAACGCCGACATGGTGCGGTTCGAGGCTCAGGCTGTCAAAGGCCGCGTCATCGTAGCTCAGCGCCACGTTCTCAGCGACCCAGCCCACGGCCGGGCTGTCCGTCTCGCGCGGAATGACGACATCGCCGGTAAGGCCGCTAAGGGTGGTCGCCCCCAGCGTCGTCACAACCGCCGTGGCGGTCAGCGCCGAAGTGAACAGGTCAGGGCGGAAGGTGGTCGGGGTGAGCGTGCCCGCGTTGCTCGTGGTCTGCACGCGCGTCTCGAAAATCTCGGTCGGCACGTAGAAGCCCTGGGCAGGCTTGCCGGCGCGCTTCGCAAGCTCGCCCTGCAACTCCAGCTCCCGGCCGGCATCGACGTTGAGGCCGGCAGCGTGCGCCAGCATCTTCACCAGCGAGAAGCTGCGAAGCTCTTTGCTCAGGTGTTCATCGGTCGTGCCATTGAGCGGGGTGCCCGGTGCAGCGCGATCGGCCGCGTCGATCTTGCGCTGGCGATCCAGCTTGCCGTCGATCGTCCGCAGCTCGGTTTCCGCCGCCTCGAATGCGGCATTGTCGTCTTTCTCGTGGGCAGCGTTCATGCGGTCCAGAATGGCCGCCCGCTGTTCCATCAGGTCCGCAGTTTTCATTCTAACGTCCTTCAATCTGGCGGGGAGCCGAAGCCCCCCGCACGGTGAATGCCGACTGTCTCGCGACGTTGGCCTTGTGAGCGGGGAGGCCCCGCAAGCTCTTTCCGAGTCCCTGCACGCTAACCGATTTGGTTCGTTGTAGGACAGCGGAATCAATCGTCCCCAAGGGGTGCACCCCTTTCCCTATCGGCAGACGCGCCAGGGACGCCGTGGGGAGCGGCGATCTCGTCATTCGTCGTCGTGCTCATCAGCCGCGCGAACTTCGCGGCATTGGATGCCGGGAAGCGGTATCAGCGGGTTGAGAGCCTGCCATGCGGCAATTAGCGTCGGCATTCCGATCGTGCTGCGGACCCGGCGATCAGGCCAGCTCACGCCGTAAAAGCCAGTCTCGCGGTCCTGATCCTGAATGAACCGAACCTCGCATTGCACATTCCGCTCGCTGCCGTTCATGATGAACATGTCGATCTTGGCTGCGTAGCGTTCAAACTCCACTTCCACGCCGAACATCGTGAGACGAAAGGCGCTCATGAGCTTTTCGTCCCAATAGCTGGAGCCATCGTTTGTTGGATATTGCTCTTTCGCGAAGTGGTGAAAGGACATGACCAAGCTGGGGACGCCATTGATAAGGGCCTCTAGAGCTTCTCCAAAGGTGCGGCTGTCCGCCACGTCCTGCATAGCCTCGGGCTGCCCCTCGAAGCTGTCCACGTAGGCGCGAAAGTCTTTGGACGTGCCCTTGTAGTATTGGCGCAGGCTGCGGAAACGGTCGATCGCAATCGGGCCGTCCTTGGGCGTGTCCGCTCCATTAAGAGCAATGATAAAGTTGGAAGCCTCGCGGGGAGTCATCTCGGCCGCGCCGCTGCCCCTCTTGCCGGTCGGGATATATCCAGCCTCGCGGATCGTGCGGCCGATGTGCTCCACGGATTTGCGATCGCGGCCATCGACTTCCGCCAAGGCAGTCACCAGTGCTGGAAGTTTCGCCATAATCCGCAACTCTCATCCGAAGTCGCGTTATGTGTAGCACTCACAACGACGATTGCAAGCGTTTTGTGCGCGACTCAGAACAGATTTGCCCCCGTCGCCAACCGGGGGCGAATTGCTCAGGTGGGCCAGCCCTCTCTATCCAGCTCTGCCTTTCTGGGGTGAGTGTCGCGAAACAGCTTCGCGGAGCGGGTGCATCCCGAAAACCGCTAAACCCACATGAGGCCCGCGCCCTTGTAAACGGCCGGGCCTTCGTCGGTCGCAGCCAGGCCGCACGCCATGATCGCCGAAACGATCCCGTCGATGCGGTCCAGGCTCTTTGCCTTCGTGGGCTTCCGATTACCGGCCGGGTCGCTTTCCACGATCACGTTGCCCGCCTGCCAGCGCAGCAGCGGGTTGCCGTTGTGCTGGAGCTTCCTGCCCAGCAAGGCGCGCTCGAAAGCGTCCACGGCCGCCGCGTAGGATTTGAAGCCGGGGACGAACTCTCGCATGGGCAGGTCTATCCCTTCGTCGCTCAGCAGTTTCATCAGCCGGGCCATTTGCCAGCGATCGAAGGCGATCCCCTGCACGTCATAGCGGGCGCGAATGTCCGCGAGCTGGAGCGCAATCGCCAGGTCGTCGCGCGCATTGCCGACTGTCACCGTTGCCCAGCCGTCCGCTGCCCAGCGATCATAGGGCACCCGGTCCCGCTCCACGCGCGCCGGTATCGTATCGGCCGGGAGCCAGTGCCAGGCGATCAGCCGGCCGCTGTCCGGGAAGTAGAGGGACAGGGCGCTAAGGTCGCGCGTACTGGATAGATCGAGGCCGCCAAAGCATCGCTCCCCCTCCAGCTCCAGCGGGTCGAAAGGCTCCGCGTTCGCCTCCCAATCCGCTTGCTCGATAAACCGGCCCTCAGCCGCAATCCGCTGATTGAGCTGCAACAGGCGAAAGCTGGGCTCGAATGACGGAGAGCGGATCGCCCGCGCCGCCGCGTCGGCAAACTGATCGTCATTCAGGAACTCGCCCAGGGCAGGATTAGCCGCGGCCCACGCTTCCCGATCGTCCAGCCGGCAATCGTTCGGTGCAGCGTGCAGTTGCGTGTAGATCGTCGGCACCGGCTCCGCGTCCAACATCTCCGAGAAGAAATGCAGGTCATCGGCCGCTTGCGTGCTGATCGTCACGCCAAGCGCCTGGGCACGCTTGCCCATGCCGGTTGCCAGGTTGTCCCACAGCTCCCGGTTGCGCCATTGCGCCACCTCGTCCGCGATCCAGAATGACGGGGCGAGGCCGTGCGCCTTGCGCGCGTCGGACGTGAGCGCCCGCCATCGCGATTGCGATTCCTCGTCAATGATCTCCTTGTGCCAGTCGCGGATATTCACCCGTGCCGCCATCCATGGGGTTGCCTCGATATAGGCCCGCGTCTGATTGTAGAGCACGCCAGCTTGCTCGCGATCGAGCGCCGCCGCGTAGCATTCGCCGTAGGGCTCCAGGCAAGGCCCCAGCAGGTGCGCCAGGGACAGGCCCGATAGCAGGGCGCTCTTGCCGTTGCCGCGCGCCACAGACAACGCCGCCAGCCGCACCAGGCGCAAGCCATCATCATCGCGAGGCCCATAGACGCCGCGAACGAACTGGCGCTGAAACTCCAGCAGCTCCATCGCCTCGCCAGCGCGAAGGCCGGAGACGATCGGCAGGGTTTCGAGGAACGCCAGCACCTGATCGGCTTCCGGCATCCCTTCCTTTTCCCAGGGGTGCGAAACGGTCGCAGGGGCAGCTTGTGCGGCGGCCCTCAGGCGGCCGGCACCGGGTCCGCGCTTACCCATCGCAGTTACCTTTAGAAACTAATTGATTTTGAAGGTTCGGCGGTGGTCCTACGGGGTCAGCCCTGAGCGATTTCCAATGGTGCGACGGGTCGAGCGGGTTGCCATCGGCATCGCACCCGCGCCTGGGCTTGGCCGATCGCACTGCCCCTGCCTCGGTGCCGCGTGCTGTCTTTGCGGAGTGACAGGCCGGGCAGTAGGACGCGAGCCCATCGTGCCCAGGGAAGGCAGGCCCTCCCTCGCTGATCGGCACGCGATGGTCCACCGTGTTGGCGATGACATAGGGCGAGCCCATGGCCTTGTGCCCCTCACAGAACGGGAAGGCGCGAAGGTGCGCGGTGCGGAGCCGCTTCCAGTTGGCGGTGTTGTAGGGCCAATCAGCCATGCTCAGGCCCCACAACCGCGATGATATGCAGGCGCTCGATCGCCTTGCTCAGTATCTTGCGCTGCGAGCGGGAGACGCCCTTGCCGATCATGGCCGCCTCGATCTCGCGCACGGTGAGCGGACGGGACACAGCATCAAGCGCGATCAGTGCGCCCTCCAGGGCTTGCGGCCCCATCGCCGCCAGTTGCTCAGTGATAGGGTTCATCGGGTTTCCTCCAGCGTGCGGGCGAGCCGGCGCAAGGCGTGCTCGATCTCCTGCCTGTTCTCGAAATAGCGTTCGGGGTCGCGCCAATCGGGGCGGAGCCGGGATAGCTCACGCGCGATCAGGCGAGCGGTTCGGGCGGCTGTCATTCCTCCGCTTCCTCGCCCCAGTCCAAATCATCGTCATCGGGCGCGGCGGGCCAGTGGGCCGCGCCCGTTTGATACGTAGTATCTAGAGTGTGTTCGGGGGAGCGTTCGGGCGGGGGTTCGGGGACGTTCGGGAATGGTGTTCGGGAGGCGTTCGGGAAGGCGTTCGGGGAACCTTCGGGAACTTCCCGGAGGATCGTTTTCCGGGCTGATTTGCCCGGCCGCTCGATCGTCACAGCCTCGATACGGCCGATCATAAAGAGGCGATCCATGGCACGCTTGAGCGCCGCTTTGCGGAAGCCCTTCGCCTGAGGCATCCCCTCGAACTGAGCCGGCGCGTAGTTAGGGCCGGGTGACGGTCCAACCTCGCGGCCCTCGCCCTGGGCAGCGCGGGCTTGCAGGCAGGCCATGAACGCCGCGTTCTCGCCGTTGGCCTTGATCGTCTCCGCCAGCTCCGCGCGGGTGTCGGTCGGTAGATCGTCCTCCAGCACGTAGGCCCATTCGTGCCAGCGGAAGCGCAGCAGGTCGCCCTTGCGCGCATAGTTGGCCTTGCCCACGCTGAGCACGCGCGCGTCGGGATCGAGGATAGTCCCGTCCGCGTCTCGGTCATGGTCGATCGTGAATTGCGAGCGCACGGCATTGAGCCAGGCAGTCGAGCCGGAATAGCTATCGCCGCTCTTGTTCGGGTGGCCTAGCAGCACGATCGCCGCGCCCGTCTCGCCAGCCAGCCGGTTCAGCAGATTGACGAACCGCGTCACCTTGGCGCGATCGTTCTCGTTGTCCGGGTAGAGGTGCGCCACGTTGTCGAGGAAAACCAGCTTAGCGCCGGTCGCCTGCACCATGGCGACAAGCCGGTGATAGGCCGGTGCCGGCTTCAATGCGCCCTCGGCGGTGAAGGTGCACAGCTCGTTGTCGAGCGCACCCCTCAGGCTCACCAGGTGTAGCCTGCCGGCAAGGCTCGCCATATCCACGCCCATCGACGCGCACAGGTGCTCTTGCCGCCAGTGCAGTTGCTCCGCGCTATCCTCGCAAGTGAGGTAGAGGGTCGGGCCGGGCTGCACGTTCAAGCCCAAGCAGGGAACGCCGGCCGCGCCAGCCGTGGCGAGCTGTTGCGATAGCAGGCTCTTGCCGCCCGCGCCGGGGCCGGTGCCAAGCGTCACCTCGCCCTCAGGTGCAAGCTGCTCGATCGCGAATCGCTTGGCCTTGGCGCGTTGTGTTGCCAGCTCGGCAAGGTCCAGCGTCGGCAGGGGCAGCAGGCTCCCGCCAAGCGCCTTGTCGGTAAGCGCGCGAAGATCGTCCGCCGTGCCCGTCCAGTCCACAATGTCGCCACCAGCGGGAAGGCCGGGCAGCTCGATCACATGCGCGTTGCCGCCGTATTCCTCGATCGAGGCTTTCACCGTCGCGGCGAACTGGCGGCCGGGATCGTCATTGTCGGGCAGGATGATGACGGTGGAGCCCCGAAAGGCTTCCGCATATTCCTCGCGCCAGCCCTTGCAGCCGAAGGCGATAGCAGTGGCGAGGAAGCCCCAGCCTGCCAGCTTGTCGGCTTT